TTTTGAACCAAAAAACCGCCGGTCCTAGTCCTACTCATAAATGCAGTAATTGTAATAAAGTATACAAAGCTAAGAACAGTTTATGGTATCATTCTAAGAAATGTATTGAAAAAGTAAATACCGTAACAACACCAGATAAGTCATTTGAAATAATCACTGACCTACTTAAACAAAATAAGGAATTACATGAACAAATTATAGAAATATCTAGAGAGCCAAAGGTTATAAATAATATAACCAACTCCAACTCAAATAATACAATGAATAATCAGTTTAATTTAAATATGTTTTTAAATGAGGACTGTAAGAATGCATTGAATATCATGGATTTTGTTAGGTCATTAAATCTAACTGTAGAAGATATAGAAGCTACAGGTAGATTGGGATATGTCGGTGGTATGACACGTATCTTCGTAAACGCTTTGAAAGATATGGATGTAAAGATGCGTCCAATTCATTGTACAGATATAAAGCGTGAAACTGTTTATGTAAAGGACCAGGATACGTGGGAAAAAGATAATAATGAGAAAAATAAATTAAAATCGGCTCTTAAACAAGTAGCTAGAAAAAATTTACAAATGTTACCAGAATGGCAAGAGCAAAATCCTGATTACCGTATTTTAGATACACCCGAGAATCAACAGTTTATGCAGATTTCTTTGAGTTCATTGGGGGCATATAGTGAAGAAGATACACAAAGACAAGAGGAAAAAATATTAAAAAATGTATTAAAAGAAGTTGTATTAGATAAAAAGATATCATAGTTAAAAGAAAGGTCCACCCCGACCATAACCGTAACCGTATCCTAATCCTCCATAACCATATCCTAATCCCCCAAAACCGTAACCGAGTCCTCCATATAAAGGTCTAGATAATAAATAAACAGCTAGAGGATTTGGTCCATATTCGTATTCGTAATAGTAATAATCATCACGCCTATTTCGGTCGCGTCTGTCACTGCAGTGACTTGAATTAGAAGACCTTGAAGATGGCATTCTATATAATTATCATATCAAATATATTTTATGAAAATTATAATTTAACTAAAACAAATGCATAAATGCAATTGTAAAATACAAACTGTATCAAAAAATTAGTTATAAAAAGTAGTATCATTTAAAAAATAACTGACGCGTGGGTCTCTGCCGTAGCTATACTCATAATAATAGTAATTATCATTATCATTACAGTGATGTCTGTGATGACGATGGTGATGATGGCTTCTGTGACTATGTTTAGACGAACAAGATGAGCTGGAAGAGCTTGAACTGGAAGAACTGGAGGAACTGGATGAATCAGAAGACCTGGATGACCTTGATGCGGGCATTCTATATAATTATCATATCAAATATATTTTATGAAAATTATAATTATACTAAAACCGCTCCAAGAATTGAGTTGTAATATATTTTTGTAACCACAAAATTACAAAAAGGAGGGATTAAAAGGGAACCTGGGTTTCCTTTCTAGAACCAGCTCTTTAATTCTAATTGCTTATATACTCGGTCATGATGTTGAGGAATAGCCAAAGGTACAACTAACGTACTCTGGTCCTGTCTGTACTTTATATAACCGACTGCTTCATTATAAACTGTAGGCACCGCATAGTCCAAAACTAATTTATTTAACCGTTCAATTTGTTGAGTGATTTTATTAGGATAATGCTCCGCATATTGTAAATAAATACTACGCATAATAACCTTTAAAGTATCAAGACTTTGAGGGGCAATGACAAAATTATTATCAGACATAGCATATACACCAGCGCGTAAAGCATTCTGTATAATTTGAATATTAGCAGCAGAAAAGAAAAGTTCAGAAAGAGTATTGTTTTCCCATGTACCAGCAAGTGCTTCGCGATATTCGGTTGCCTTGTTTTTAACAGCAAGTCGTTCCTGCATTTTAAAGACTACGTCTGGAGACTCTGGTTCAATAATATTAACACGTCCATTATAATTCGTTATATGAATGATTCTACCATCTGTATCGTAGTTAGTAGGAATTATTTTAGAATAAGACATAATGATTGTTTGTATAAAGTTATATAAGAAATAATTTAACAAGGAAACATACTAAATATATTTAGTAAATTTATTTGTTATAATAATATATATCATGGAAATGTTTTATGTTATCGTTTTGTCAATAGCAATTATTTTATTAATAATAATTTTGGCTTTTATAGGAGTAGGTTTAAAAAACCATGGCGGATTTGCCGGTTCATCATGGCCACCAGTTGAAGGTACGTGTCCAGATTACTGGACTCTTGACCCAAAAACAAATAATTGTATGATACCAAATCCTGACCCTACTAATCCCAATATGGCACCTCGTAATACGGGCAGTATCTATTTAGGTCCCAACTATAATATTATAGACCCTAAATTCAGTACAATAAGAAGTATTAGTGATGATAAAAAAAGTATAAATTTTAATGACCCGTATTACGGAGCTTGTAATAAACAGGAATGGTCAAAAAAATGGAATATTTATTGGGATGGCTATTCCAACTACAATGGATGTCCAGTACCCAAATAATAAATTATTTTATTAAAATATAAAAAATAATTTATTCTCTATGAAATTTTATTACACTAGGTTTCTCGCCAAAATCATGGTCTATTTTATCTAAAGCAACCGGATAAGTAAAGACACTATATTTTCCTTCCCCATGGTCAATCAATTCTTGAATTTGATTTTGAATAAGTTTCATGTTACGTATTTCTGGGTACAATTCATTTATTTGTAAATCCATAGCAGTTTTCAAAATAGCGGAATTTTCAGTGGTTTCATATTCTTTTAATAATCCACGTAATCTGTCAATTATATTAAATATTTCATCCGTTTTCTTTTGCATCATTTCTTTATGATGCTGATTATTGTATAAATCATTGTACTTTTCTAAGAGTGTTTTAAATATTTTACTATTGGCATTATAGGTATCCAATTCTTTTTTAAATAATTGTACCGATTTTTCTTCGGTAACATAACTAAAAAGAGTATCTAGTTTTTGCCTAATAATAGTATCCTTTATATCAGCTATTTCTTCATTATATATATTTAAAATATAGTCCAAATTAATTATTTTTCCATTATATATTTTAATATTTAAATTACACGGATTCCCTTTATCACCACAAATAGCAGTATATTTATCAGTCTCACGGTTAGTAAATATTGTACCAACCGCTCTTTTACAGTTAATACATGGTGGTTTAACAGACATTGCCGCTAATTTACCTAGACGTTTACTAGATTCTTTTTTAAATGCATCCTTCATCATTTTACTACGCTTTTTTTCATATTCACTTTTTAATTTAAAAAATTCATTCAATGATTCAACATAATTTTTATGATTTTTTAATTCTTCTTCTGCATCTTTATGCTCCGCCCTTAATTCTGGTAAGACAGAGTTACGGAATTCTATAGCAGGTGTATTCTCCATTTTAAAATCCACTATCCCAACGGGTAAGTTCTCAATTAATGTGATACGATTATTAGAAACATTAAGTACTTTTAGTTCAGTTAAGCCATCTAAGTCTAGTTGTTCTAATTTATTGTTATCACATATAAGGACAGTTAATGTTTTTGGTAAGTTCTCTAATTTAGTAATTTTATTATGAGAAATTTCCAGAGTTTCCAAATTATCCAATCCAGCAACATTAATAGTTGTCAAATGATTAAATGAAATTTTTAGGTGTCTGAGAGAAACAGGAAGTTCATCTAATTCTATGAGTAGATTATTTGGACATTCAAAATGTAATATACCTTCTGGTATTCCGGAAATATTTGTTACCTGACCATCATTTAATATAATAGATTTCATATTTCCATATCCTAGGTCTTTTAATACAGAAAAATCTAGGTCACCGAATAAGGCCTCCTCAATCCTTATTTCTTTGGAATTCTTAGTAAGGCTTTGTAAAATACTTATAAATTGCTCTTGAGCAGTATTATTTTCCTTTATAATATCTTCACGTTGCTCAGTTACAATATCCATTTATGATAGTATTAGATATTTTATTGTCGCCTTTTACCTTTTCTTTTCTTGGTACTTTTATTAATCCTTTTACCACCTTTTTTACTACTTTTACTTTTAGTTGATGAAGCCGTTTTTCTGTGAAGTTTGTCTAAAATAGTATTTTTTTTATTTTTAATAATTTCGCAAACAGTCCCTTTTGTTAACCCTTTATCATCTACTTCACTATGTATAACATTAATATCTCTAAAAACATCATCACAATCATGTTGTAAGTTTTCTAAATCATTTGAAAAAATTTCGCAATTTTCCCTATTGCAACAAGTTTTGTCTATTAAATAACTATAATCTTCTAATACTTGTTTCTTTTTCTTCCTTATTTCCAACGAATCACTATAACATTTACTCATTTATATATAGTGATAAATTTTTATACCAATTCCATGCCAGATAATTCATTCATCATCCGAATACTAGTAGTTTCTACTAAGAGTCCGTTCGCGTAAATTCCGTAATTCATTTTGGGGTCATGATGTTCAAGAGCTACATGCCAAATATTATGAAGTCCAGCAATTTCATAAGGTTCAGCACGATTATCTAAACATACCATTAATCTGTATTTTTTATCAGTTACCATTAAACGTCCAAGAATATCAATAGTATCTTCTCTTTGTTGATTTGTGAGGCTGTCTACTAAAATAGAATGACATCCTGTAACAATGAGGTCTTCATTTAAATCTGGATAATTTTCAGCAGTGCACCTGTACAAACGATTTTGAGAACGTAACAGATTATCCGGATTATAAATTTTTGAGTGACCGATTGATTCAATAGGAATATATCCATGTAGAAGAGTCTTTACTAAGTCACCTTTTCTTAGGTCTTTTATAACAACATACCCTTCATCAGTAAGAATAAGGGTATCTTCATGAAAACAGATAGTAGGGACAGTTAAGGGAGGTAATGTATTTTTATATACAGCATTATTACTATTAACTGCGGTATAAAATTCGCTTCCAGAAACAACCATACCGTAGTTCAGGTATCCATTATTGATATAATTATTATCTAAAATAGAACCATCTGCCATATTGATGGCAATAATAGTACTACTATTAGTAACATCAGTTCCGTACATAACATTACCATGAATAGTTATAAAAGGAATGGGTCTATTTATATTTACCCACGACAAATTTACAATTGAACCATCAGACATGTTTATTTTTGCAATACCATTTTTTGTTCCGGCATACATATAATTTCCAGAAATAGCAAGGTCATAAAATTCAGTACTTGTTAATCCGGATAACCAATTAGCATTGGCAATAGAACCATCTGATAAATTTATTTTTAAAATAACACTATTATTAACAGGACCATTATTAGTAAATCCATTACTAACATATAAATAACTACTTGAAATTGCAATACCAAATGGTCCATTTATACCTGTGCACCATGATGCTGTAATATTAGAGTTATTTGTTAAATCAATTTTAGATATTTGACCATTAGCACTATCAGCTACATATAAATAATTTCCAGAAATCGCCATCTGCCAAAGTTGACTATTATTATTAATACTATTAATACCATTACTAAACCAAGTTGAATTATTTACCGAGCCATCTGCCATATTTATTTCTTCAATATAACCATTAGCGGTTGACACATACATGTAAGAACCGTGAATGATTAATTCAGTCGGTGAATTT